ATAGAATATTTTAAACATAAAACATAGGAGGGGGTAATGGAAATACCATCAAATACGATAAAAGTAGGTTACAGAGATATTGAAATTGAAAAATCAAAAGGCTCATTTTATAAAGAAAATAATTATGGTGAATTTGATCATAAAAAAAATAAAATAGAAATTAATACAGAAATAGATAATTTAGAATTAGCAAATACTTTATTTCATGAGACTATGCATGCTGCAATGTGGGTAGGAGGTTTATCTTCTGGTGATACTCCCATTGTAGGAGAAAAGCAAGAAGAACAAATTGTAACAATTTTATCTAATAGCTTTATAGGTATTATTCGAGATAACCCATGGTTTTTACCCTTCATTCAACAATGTATAGGAGAAAATAATAATGATACAACTAACTGATAATGAAGAAGGTAATTTTCGTGCCGACTTTAATGACTATGCTAAACGTATGGTTATGAATGTTAATCCAGATGACCCAAGACATAAATATGATTTTAGAGCGTATTATGCAAAGTATAAAAAATTTCCATTAGATGCTGGAGAAACTTTAGATGAAACTTTTTTAAAATCAAATATATTAAAAAATAAAATAACTGAAAAAATAAGAATAATAAAACCTACAACTAAAGAGGAAAAGAAACATGCAAGAAAACTTTAATGCCAATACACCAGTAAAAGCTGGAGATTTAAATAAAACTTCTGATAAAAAAATAGCTACGCCATCAAGAAAACAAGATAGTTTAAGTAAAATTGGTGGAACAGCAATTAAACAACGCCCAAGTATGTCAGGAGCTAATGTAAATCATCCAACAAAATCTGGATCAGAACACGTTCAGTCATCTTTTTGGAAGATGGCCGATGAAAAAAATTATTAATTTTAACAAGGAGTAATACTATGCCATACGGCTATAAATATCCGAAAGGAAAAGAAGTCTACGCACCTAAAGAAGCTCAAGGATCTTTATCTAAAGTTCCTGATGGTAAACTTTATCGTGAAAGAATGGAAATAAATCCTAATGCACCAGTTAAACAAGGAGCTTTAGGAAAAGAAGAAGGAAGAAAAGGAAAACCAGAAAAACTTGAAGCTTCTTATTTAAAAAGTTATACACAAGGCGAAACTGGATAATAACATAAATGGCTAAAAAATATACTAAAGATATGGATAAAAAACCATATTCTGAAGAATATAATCCACTTATAGGTATAATTAGAGGAAAGTTTCAACAATCAGAAACATCTAGATTATATGATGAAAAACGATGGTTGAAATCGTATAGAAATTATCGTGGACTTTATGGGCCTGAAATGGCTTTTAGAGATAATGAGAAGTCTAAAGTTTTTGTAAAAGTTACAAAAACTAAAGTTCTTGCGTCTTTTGGCCAAATAATTGAAGTTTTATTTTCTGGAAATAAATTTCCTATTGGAGTTGAATCCACACCTGTTCCTGAAGGCATAGCAGAAAAAGCATTTTTAAATCCTCAAAAACAACAAATTCCTGAAACTCCTGAGAAACCAAATGGAAATGGCCAGGATTTATATGGCTTTGCTGGTGATGGAAAACAGATTCTTCCTGGTGCTACAGCAGAAACTTTAATGCAAAATATAGCACAAAATTATGAAGAGGCTGGCTTAGAAGAGGGAGAAGCACCTGTTGATATTCTTCCAGAAATTGAGCCTGCACGATTGGCTGCTGAACAAATGCAGAAAGTTATCCATGACCAATTAGATGAAATTGATGCAATTAAAGCATTACGTCATGTATTTTTTGAAATGGCTTTATTAGGTACAGGTGTATTAAAAGGACCTTTCACTGAAGATAAATTATATAATTCATGGCAACATGATGAAGAATTAAATGAAAATATTTATATTGGAAAAATTAAATCTGTACCTCAATTAGAACCTGTATCATGTTGGGATTTATATCCAGATCCAAATGCTGCATCTGTTAATGATTGTGATTATATTATTCAACGACATTCTTTTAATAGACAACAATTAGTAGATTTATTAGATAGACCATTTTTTAAAGCGGATTCAATTAGAAAATGTTTAGACATGGGTCCAAATTATGCTACACGAGGATTTGAATCATCTTTATATGATCGAGAAAATGTTGAAACTTTAAATAAAAATAGATATGAAGTTTTAGAGTATTGGGGATCAATAGATAAAGAAACAGCAAATAACATAGGTTTTGAATATGATGATTCATTAAATATTATTCATATTAATGCATGGATTTGTGGAAATCAAATTTTAAGAATTATACCAAATCCGTTTATTCCATATAGATTACCATATATGGTATGTCCATATGAAATTAATCCATATCAATTTTTTGGTGTTGGCATTCCAGAAAATATGGAAGATTCACAACAAATTATGAATGGTCATGCAAGAATGGCTATTGATAATTTAGCGTTATCAGGAAATTTAGTTTTTGATATTGATGAAACATTATTAGTTCCAGGACAAGATATGAAAGTCTTTCCTGGAAAAATTTTTAGAAGACAAAGTGGGCAACCTGGTCAAGCATTACATGCAGTAAAATTTCCAAGTACAACAACTGAAAATATGATGATGTTTGATAGATTTAGACAATTAGCAGATGAATCTACAGGTATTCCATCATACTCACATGGAACAACTGGAGTTATGTCTACTACTAGAACTGCATCTGGTATGTCTATGTTGATGGGAGCAGCTGCACTTAGTATTAAAACAGTTATAAAAAATATTGACGATTATTTACTAAAACCTCTCGGAAGAACTTTATTTGAATGGAACATGCAATTTAATAAAAGTGTTCCTGAAATTAAAGGTGACTTAGAGATTAAGGCACGTGGTACATCTTCTTTAATGCAAAAAGAAGTTAGATCACAAAGATTAATGACATTTATGCAAACAGCAGCTAATCCTGCATTAGCACCATTCGTTAAATGGCATACAATATTAAAAGAAATTGCTAAATCACTTGATATTGATCCAGAACGAATAATTAATGATCCAGAAAAAGCTGCTATATTTGCTCAAATTATGGGGATGGTAAATGGAAATCAAACAGATACAACCGCTCCTGGAGGACAAAGTCCGATGGGGCAGACTGGAGAAGTACCTACAGGAGCTTCGCCAACAGATACAACTGGAGTTGGAGGTGGCAACATCGGAACAGGTAATGTGCCGTTGCCAGGGGAAACTGGCAATTCTACGCCACTTACTCAGCCTCCAAGAAGCTAATAAAACTAGAAAAAAGGAAAAATTAATTTATGAGTCTGAACATTAACAGGTTTGGAAGAGAAAATGCATCATATTCTTCATTGAATTATGATTCTGCTGAAGATAAATGGAACCTAAAAAATGAATTATATCCTACATTTACTTCCGATAGACAAACATTAAAACAAGATTCGCAATGGCATCCTCTTGCTGAAAGTATGGCTAGTCAGTCACTTGAGGTTCAACAAGGAAATATTCAAGATCAATTATCTACTTTATTTCAACCAATTAGCGAAAATATATTTGGTGGTAGTCAAGTTCCAACTACACCAGAAACAGTACAACCAACGGCTTTAACTGGAGCAATGAAACCTAAAGGACCTGAAGGATTTGCACAACGAAAACAGGAGCAAATTGCAGATACTGGAATTTTAGCTAAAACAGGTTTAAGATCAGATACGCCATTATCAGAATTGCGAAATATGAAGGATAATTCAGAAACTTTTAATTTAAATAATCAAGATATGATATTTGGAATGCCTATAGAGAAAGAATCTTTTCCTATAGGAAAACTACTTTTAGGAGTTGCTATGTCTCTTTTTGGAGTTCCTCCTACAGTTTCAATGGGGATAAATTATGCAATGTCATCTACAGGACAAAAAGTGATATCTGATATATCATTAGGAAATACTATTGCACAACGAAAAAAAGGAATAGGAGATTTTGAAAAGACTGTTAAAGATCAAGGATTATCTTTTTCAGATGTTATAAATCAAATTAATCAAATAAAAGATCCTAAAGTAAAAACTGCAACAGAAACAGTTTTAAGTGATTATATGGCTACATCAGGTCCTGGAAATGTATTGACAGAACAATTACCTCCTAGCCAAAAAGGTAAATTAAAACCAGAACCTATGGAACAACTACCTCCTAGTTTAAAAGGTAAAACGGCAGCTGAAATAGAGCAACAAACAAGATCTGTATCAACATTAGATAGACCAGCAAGTGGTTGGGATCCAAATGTTGATGTTAGACAGGCACAACGAGCAGCTGCATCAGCTAAAGCTGCAGCGGATAGAGCAGCAGCAAAAGCTGAAGCTGAAGCTAAAAAACAAATACAATTAGCAAATCTTCAAAAAGATAGAAGCCCAGAAGGTAGACGAGGTGGTCGTGGTGGAGCACCAGGGAGTTCAACTGGTGAAGGAGGCTGGAAAGGATAAAAATTATGGCAATAGAAGGAATAAATATGAGACCCACTACAACTGGATTATTAGGTAGACAACCTGCTATTCCAAAACCTGCTAATTTAAGTGGATTAGGAGCACAGGCTCCACAGGCTCCACTCGAACCAGCAGCTCAAGCACAGCCAGGACCAATAGCTCAAGCACAGCCAGGACCAGAAGTTCAGCAACAAGTAGAGCAAGAAATACCTGGATTATCTCCAGAAGATAAATTACAATTAGATAGCACATTAACAATGGGAGCAAAAGAAGTTTTAGCAAAAGTAGATCCTCAATTTTTACCTCAAATAGTAGCAAATTATGGAGCTACTGAACCATCGTTAATAATTAACTTACAAGATATTATAACTAAATTTCCGTCTAACGATCCTCTTGAATCAGTTGAAAGATTAAAAACATTTTTAGCAACTGCACCAGAATCAAATCAATTGGATCCAACTATGACACAACAAGTTTCTGCTACTGCAGAAAATGTTCCCAATCAAGGATTAGGAGCAGCAACAAATGTGCCACCTGAAGCAGGCCCTATAGCCTAATTCAGCCCACATCATGGAATGAGCTACCCTCCCATGAGGCACTCAACTCGAAGGAGAAAACATGGAAAACGATAACGAGAAAGAAGTTAAAAGGCAAAAAGCAACACCTTATAAGAATCCTATTCAACAACAAGATGAAGACGATCCTGAAGTTAAGGCATTTGCTGAAGGCAATTTAACTAAATTTCACCAAAATAAAGCAGAGACAGATACCGTTCCAAAGGACACTGATGCACAAAAAGATCCTGCAGATCCTAACGCATTAGCTACTCCAGATAAAGAACGCCCTGTAAATGCTGAAGAAAGAGTGTTTAAGAAAAGATATGACGATCTTAAACGCCATTATGATTCGACTATCAATAAGCATAAAGATGAAGTTAGTACTCTTAAAGACCAACTTGGTAAGCAAAATTTAGAATTTGTTCCTCCTAAGTCAAAAGAAGAACTTGACCAATGGAAAGCTGAGTATCCCGATGTTTATAAAATGATTGAAACCATTTCTATGAACAAAGCTGATGACAGAGCTAAAGAGCTTGAAGAAAAATATCAACTTATTCAATCTCAACAGCAACAAGTTAGTAAAGAAAAAGCTGAAGTAGACTTACTTAAAAAGCATCCTGATTTTGTAGAAATTCGTGAAACAGACGATTTTCATAATTGGGCTACTGAACAAGAACCAACTATTCAAAATTGGTTATATGAAAATAAAACTAATGCAACGTTAGCTGCAAGAGCAATTGATTTATATAAGATGGATAAAGGTATTGGAAAGTATACTAAAAAACAAGAAAAAGATGTTAGAAAAGAAGCTGCTAAAGCTGTAACTAAAACTAAAAAAGCTACTGAAGGTGATGCACAACCGAAGAAAGTTTGGAGTGCTTACGAGATTTCAAAATTAAAACCTCGTGAATTTGAAAAGTATGAAGCTGAAATCGAAAAAGCTAGAGTTGAGGGAAGAATCACAAATTAATATTAACTTTTAACTATAGAGAGGCAATTTATGGCAACTATGTCTTTAGCTGCTGGGTATCAAAATCTACCTTCGGGTAATTGGGTTCCTGCAGTATATAGTCAAAAAGTTCTAAAATTCTTCCGCAGGGCTTCAGTTGTTGAGGCAATTACCAACACTGACTATGCTGGAGAAATAGAAAATTTTGGCGACACAGTAAATATAATAAAAGAGCCTTCTATTACTGTGAGTGACTATGCTCGTGGACAAACTGTAAATGCACAAGTCTTGGCTGATGATCAAATTCAATTGACCGTTGACCAAGGTTCATACTTTGCATTTAAAGTGGACGACATTGAGGAAAGACAATCACATGTAAACTGGGAAGCTCTTTCTACCTCTTCAGGTGCATACGCTCTTAAAAAGAACTATGATTATAACGTGCTAAAAGCCGTTTATGATAATTCAAGTACTGACTCTACTACTGGAACTGACGCATCACCAAAAACTGGTGATACTAATTCTAATACTTTGGTGGATATCGTTAGTGCTGCAAAAGTGGTTCTTGATGGGCAAGATGTACCAGAAGAAAATAGGTGGCTAGTAGCTCCTCCAAAATTTTTCTCACAACTGAGAAAGGCAGATTCAAAATTAATGGATCAATCAGTAATGGGAGAAGGTGGAGCATCTATGCTAAGAAATGGAAAAGTAACTGACAGACCTTTGTTTGGTTTTGATATGTATATGACCAATGCAATTGCTGTTAGTAGCGGGGCTGCGGCTAGTAAAACATTCGGATCTTCAGGTTCTACTGAATATGCGTTTTTATACGGCCATATGTCTGGCGTTGCGACTGCTAATCATATCGCTAAAACCGAAATGATTCGTGATCCAAACAGCTTTTCCGACATTATCAGAGGATTACACGTTTTTGGACGAAAAGTTATTCGTACAGAAGCTTCTTACTCTGGTGTGGTAACTTTATCGTAATCGGGAGGATAATAGATAGACTATGGCTACATATAATGTAACAGGTGTAGGTGGTACTACTGGACATCCGTCCAATACGAGATCACCTTATTTGGTCGAAAATACAATTGATGTATCAGCAGTCAACAGTGATGCAGGAACAGCTAATGGAGATATTCTTAATGCTCTAGATATTCCTGCAGAAACTTTGATCATGGAAGCTGGAATTGAAGTAACTACTGCACTTTCAAGTTCTGCAACTATGGATTTAGGTATTACAGGTGGAGATGTTGACAGATATGTTGACGGAGACACTAATGCAACAGGGTATTCAACATTAACAGCTACAGCGAGAGTTGTGGTTGCTAGTGCAGATACTTTGGATATTCTAACTGCAGGTGCAGCTTCAAGTGCGGGAAAACTTCGTGTTTGGGCAGTACTATGTGATATTTCAGGTATTGACGAATCAGATAACAATACAAGTACACAACACGACACAGACGTTAGTTAGACTGTGTGATAATAAAAATTAAGGGGAATTAATTTTCCCCTTAATTCAACTAATTAGGAGATAATATGGCTACTTATGATTTAAGAAAAAAAACATTTGATAAAAAAACGGGAAATTTAATAAGTACTGGTCAAAAAATTACTCCTTTAAATGGAGGAACAGATCCTGCATTTATAAATAGAGTACAAAATTTAGAACAAAAAGTTTCTGAGCAATCAGATAAATTAGATAGGTTATTAAATCTATTACAAAATAATGGAGGACAAGTATAATGGCTGAAATAGCAACAGGAGATAGCCGAAAATGGACGGTGCAAAGTGTGGTAACAGTAGGCTCAAGTGCTGGAGCTACTGATGTCACGACTGCAGGTCTTTTAGGAATACACACAAGTGGAGAAATTTATTTTAATTTTTCTACATCAAGCTCTGCAAGTGTAAGTACAGCAAATGATTTAAAATTAGGACAAGGATTAACATTTATTGCAGTACCAAGATTTACACTTTCAGATTCAATATATTTACATTATCAACGAGTCGGTTCATCGAATATAACGATGCGGCTCGTTTTTTGTTAGGAGGTATATATGTTAACAGGAATGACAGCACAACAAACTGTAGGAAATACAGTTGAATCTGCAGAATTGAATCTGACAGATGGTTTGGATGTAGAAGGTGCGGTAACATTTAATGATTCAGGTGCGGACGTAGACTTCAGAATTGAAGCTGATGATACTACGCATATGTTTTTTATAGATGCAGGTAATGATAGAATTGGAATTAATCAAAGTACTCCCACACATAGATTGCATATTGTTGGAGCAGATGAAAATATATTAAAACTGGAAGAGACTGGTGGAAAATCTTTAGTTTTAGATGGTAACTCT